TGCCGCCGCCGCAATAAAGTTAAACGGTGGTGGATATGTCGCTAGTGCTTTGGTTGCACCTTGGTATGTGTTAATGATTGCTTCTGCAATAGCAAATGCTTTCTGTGCCGCAAAAAACTTTTTATTCTGTTGCCCTAATGCACTAAAGAAGTTTTTAGCTTGACCAATACCAAATTGTGTTTTTTCTAATTCTGATTTCTTTTCAAAGTCAATTCTATTTTTTGTAATTTCTGCAGTTTTTTCTTCAGCACCTTTTCTTGCTAGGAACTCTTTATCCTTAGCACTCATCTCAGTTGCAATAGCACTTTGACCTTGAGCTAGGCGTTTTTCAAGACTTGCCATATACATTTCGTCTTGACGTTTAAGTGAAGTTTCTTGTAATTTTGTTATTTCTTCTTGTAGCTGTTGTTCAATAGCAAGTTTACTCTGTGCAAATTCTTCTTCAGTTAATTTCTTATCTGCTAGATTATTTTTTTGAATTTGGATTGCAGTTTGTGCAACCTTGTTTAAATTTTCAATTTCTTTGGCAACCATTGCGTCACTAAGATTTGAACTTGCTTTGATCATTGCCTCAGCTTGTTTAATAAACTGTGATTCTAATTCTCTAGATGATTCAGCGGCTTTGCTTTGTGCTTGTGCTAATTCTAAAACTTTATCTTTTTGTGCTTGTAATGCTTTTGCAGTAGCAAGTGATTCGTCATATTGTTTTCTTTGTGCTACACTAGCCTCATCATATGTAATTCCTGCTTCGTTCCAACTGTTGGTCAACGACTCTAGCATTGCTTTGGCTTCTGCCATTGCACCACTTGCAAGTTCGTTGGTGTTTACATATTCAACTATTGCATCAGCAGTATCACCCACTGCTGTTTTAACTACTTCAAAACCTTCAACAGCAAGACTCTTAATACTTTCTCTTACTTTGGCTCCACTAGTTTCTACTTCGTCTAAGAATGGTATAAATCTAGCAATAGAATTATAACCACTAATAACACTATCAATAAATCTATCAAACACACCTGTTAAGAAATCTAAAACTTTGCCTAATTGGTTTTTGAAGTATCTTGCCACACTTGCGGCAATTTCGCCAAGTGTTGTCATTACTGCACTAACCTGTGCAATAGTTCTGCCTAGGCCATTTTCCATGCTTAGGTATGTGATTAAACTTGCGGCCGCTACTGCTAACAATCCTAAAGGATTTCTAGCCATTGCAAGTGTTAGACTTTTAACTCCGCCTGTTACACCTTTGAGAATTGCAATTAATCCTGCACCACCTAATACTGCCGCCGCTACTTTGGCACCAACTATTAGATCCTGCATATTAATGTTTAGACCTTTAATAAAATCAGCCGCTTGGAAAACAGCAAATCCTAACTTGTCGCCTATAATAGTAGCAACATTATTAATTGCTGTGGCGTTCTCGCCTAACAGTTTATCAAATTCTGAGAATTGTATTTTTAAGGCATCAAACAAACCTGCTTCTAATAATGTTTTCTTAAAGGTGAATACTTTATCACCAATCATTGAAAGTGTTCCTTCCAATGTGCCTGCTAGAGCATCCGTTGCTCCTGCAAACTTACCGCCTGGCCCAAATACTCTTTCAAAGGCCGCCGCTGTTTCTTCTGCTGATACTGTTGCACCAGCTGAGAAACCAAGCATATCTCTAACGCCTTTTTCTCTAAACAAATCAGCACTGGCTATACCAGCACTCAATGATCTTTGAACTTGTTCTGAAGCTGTTTTAAAATCAAGTCCTGTGACAGCCGCCACATTACCTGTGATACGCATAATGTCACTAAGTTCTTCAGCATCTTTACTGACCACACTTAGAACACCTGCACCTTTTTGGATTTCTTCTAGACTAAAGGGGACTTCAGAGGCAAACTTTGCCATCTCGTCAAATGCTTTTCCGCCTTCTGTTGCACTACCAAATAAGAACTTCAATCTTACATTAAGATTTTCTAATTCCTTACCTGTTCTTACAAGACTTGCGGCTGTCTTTGCTAGGCCTAAACCTGCAAAAACACTTCCTGCTAGAGCGGCAATTTGACCAAACGATACGCCAATGTCTTTGGCTTTTTTATCAATGTTGCCAAGACTTCTATTGACTTTACCAAGCGTAGCCTGTGTCTTATCTACGGCGCGGATTTCTATTGTTTGCGTTGCCACCTATAGTCTCCTTACTTTTATCCTGCTGTAGTATGAACCATTCATACCACATTCTTAGTTCCAGGACACTGACAGTTTGTATAACTTCTTCTATACTTTTGTGCAAGGTCTCTGCAACTCTCATTATTAGTTGCAGTTCAGTGTCCTCTTTTAGTTTTTTGCTACTTCCTCATAATCAGAAGTTGCATTGTTTAACTCTGCACAAACTCTTAACAAAGTAGCAGGATCTGCTTCATTCATTAATGTTGTTTTGTCAAACTTACCAAACATTGGTTTTCCTTCTGGATCCAATGCTTTTAAAATTAGACTTTCAACTAATGCTTCAACAGTCTGTCCTTTTTGTTGTAGTGCAATAATTTTGCTTTCAACTGCAAAAGGATATGCACCTTTATAATAGACATCAGTTTTCCATTCTGGAACTGAAATCTTGTTTAGTCCACCTGCCAACTTTTCTTTGAAGTGGCCTGTGATATTGTTCATTACATTACTCATGTATATCTCCTTGTTGATATCTCCCGCATGGTAGGCCCTAATATACCATTTGGTGCTTGTTTTGAATGGCCCTCTTCTAAATGGACAGCGTAGGGAACACGGTTAACAACACGTTTCTGTTTGAAAAGTGTTTCTAGGCGCCAACCGCGTCTTGCTTGTCCCTTATCAATTGGAGTATTTTGTCTTGCGACCTCCAATGTATCTTGTGCCAATCTGGCAATGAAAAGATCTTTTTCTTTTTCAAGTTCTTTCACCACCTCTTTGGTCCCTAGTAACCTAATCTGTATCATTCCAATTACACAGCACCAATTGTAAGTGCGCCGCTTCCTTGGAAGTTTACAGTTGCAGTAACAAGGTCGTCATAAGAAGATGTTCTTGATACACTTGTTACCAATACACTTCCGCTGAATTTTTGACCTGTTGATGCGTCTGGGTAGAATTCTACCGTTAATGCTCCATCATTTGAGGCATCAAATGCGTCAGTTGCAGTTGTATGAGTTGAATCATACACAACCTCCATTGATCCCGTAAATTGATGTAAGCCGCTTTTGTAAGTTCTTGCCGCGTCGCCCATTACTGTGTCTTCAATAACATCTTTCGTGTGCTCCACTGTCCAAGAACGAACTTCTGCTACAGTTGTAAATCCTAATGAATCTTCAGCTGTGATATCTACCTTACCGTTTTCTCCAGTAAATGTTGCCATAGTCTAGTCCTCCTTTGTTGACATTTCGTTGTTTTCTAAAGCATCTGCTTCAGCGATCATTTGATCTAATTCATGGTCACAATTTTCATCATGCACATGAACTTCTTCTTCCGTTGCTTCTTCAACAACATTTGAAGTCACATGGGCATCAGCAGTAATTTTATTCTTACTACCTCTGCGTGGTGACTTTTTTTCTGGTTTAGGTTGATCTAATGTAGTCCAACCCTCTCCAAGAAACCTGTTTACACGGCCTAGTTCAACAGAAACAGTTTGGCCGTTATTGTCTATCATTTGTGTGTATTTTTGAACACCCATTATAGTTCTCCTTTAGTGAATGAATAATGCACTTCAACAATCATGTTAAACTCGCCTAGTGGCGGTGTTCTATCAATAATTTCTATTGATGCAACATGAGTAGTCGCGGCTCTTGCACCAGCTAATTCTCTAGTGCGATCAACATTCAATGCTTCTTCAATTCGTTCAATTAAGTTGTTTCTTTTTTCGTCCACTGTTTGAACAAAGCCTGAGCGTCCATCTGAACGCACAAATCCTCTAATGTTCACTTCAATGATGCCGCGTCTGTATCCACCCATGGCTTGATCTTCACGGGTTTCATTACCTGTAGTTATTAATACGGCAGGGAATTGTGTAATTGCTAATTTGTCTAGATCAAAAGGTTCTCTAGTAACAAATGCTGGTCTAGGTGGATTCATATCACCAAGAACATCAATAATATTTTTTACTGCTAATTCTCTATTGGACATGAACTACTACCTTTTCAGGCGTAGGAAATATGTAGCTTCTTTTTCTGACTCACTAACTGTGCCACTAGAATCCGCATCATACTCTACACCATCTCTTAAAATTAAACTGAATTCACGCTCGTATTCTTCTCTATAGAATTTCATTTTGCGTTCAAACAAATCTTCGTCTGGTTCAAATTTTGCTAATTTGGGGTATATGTGGAAACCAAGTGCATTATAACACGCGGCTCTGGTTAGTTGACTTGCAGTATATAAATCTTCATCAGGTTCAATAGTTCCTGAAGTTAATACGCTAATGTCGTATTGGCCATGTCTATAAGTTGGATACCATTGAATGCGTAAATCTCTAAAAACATCTTGTTGTGCTTTTACAAGTTCACCGTCAAAATCTGGAATACCAAAGTTGGTAATATCAGGCTCGTATGATTCTATATCTGAAATTGTGGCTAATGTTATTGCCATAGAGTCCTTCTCCTTAGAAGTGCTAGAAGTCCTTCTCCTACCACCAAATTATTAATTAACAAATGTATTTAGTAGTTTGGTAGCATTACCACTTAATATTAGGGGATTTTAGAAGTATAAGAGAAAGGGCGACCTAAGCCGCCCCTTCAAAGAATATACCTGTCAAAGGGTATAATTTTGGTTATTAGTTGATTTGTGCATCACCTAATAGTTTAACGCCGTATACGTCGAAGATTTCTTTAACGCCGTAAGCCATAGTTCCTACGAACTCAGTAGCTCTTTTAGAAGCGTTTCTTTCTTCTTCAATACGCATATCACGTTTTAGCATATAACCAAGTGCATCTCCACTCATTACTGCGCCTTCAAATGCACCTGAAGATGCACCAGTTACCACAGTTGATTCAAAGATGTCAATACCAGCTAATCTACCAACGAACCCGTCTCTAAGTGCAGTATTACCTACTTCACTTAAATTATGGCTCATAGTAGCACCAGCGTTAGTTAATTGCTTTTTGATTTGATATGCTTGGTATGGGTGGATTACAGCAACGTATGGTCCAGGAGCTTGGTTAGCTCTTAGAATTGCCGCCGCTTGGAAGAAACTGTCTACAGTTAATTCTGCCGCGCCTGATCCAACAACATTAGTGAAGCCTGAGAATAAAGCCGCTAAGTCTGTGTCTACTTTCTTAGCAAGAGCATCGCCCATTTGACGACCAACAGCCGCCGCGATATCTTCAGCCGCACCTTCACGTGCGATATCAGTTAGTTCTACACCAACTCCAATTTCAGCCGCTGTAATAGTTGCAACGTCTGTTGAGAAAGTTGATGGTGTGCCAATTAGATCAGCATCTTCTGCGATACCTGATGCAGTTAAAGCACCGTAAATTGGAACCTGGGCTACTAAGCCTGGAGTTCCTACCATATTGTAATTACGAACAAGTGGTCTGATCACAGTCTGTTCAGAAAGTGTGTATAAAGCCGCTTGAACGATATTAGCATATAGGTCATTTAACGTAGTTGTAGTTGAAATTGCCATGTTAATATCTCCTTATTGATAGCAAATTAAATGCGTGTCCCTTTTGCTCTCATGATTTTCGCATATTGAGCTCGATGCTCGGGATTCTGCATATTAAGTTTTGTTACATCGTTTTCTACCACAGGAGTTTGCTTGCCTACGCCTTGTCCAGTTCCAGAACCATTTGGTCCTGCACTAACAAAATGAGGGTTTGCACTAAGGAATTCATTTACCAAGTGTGATACTTTGATAGTGTTACCTTGATCATCATATCTTACTTGTCCGTTTTGGTCTACGACATCAACTGCACCTGCTTCATTAAGTTTAAGTTGGCTTTTTAACAATGAAACCACTTGCTGTGGATTAACTGCTTTTGCCGCACTTGCCTCATTTAGCAATGCACCGTCAATTTTAATAGAATGCAATTCGTTTTCATACTGTTGAATTTTACCAGTGAATTTCTCCGCTTGTTCTTTCAACAATTTTTCAAACTCACCACGCTTTTCAAGATCTTGTTGGCGTGCTTGTTCTTGCTTTTCTACCAAGTCGTTATACAAGTTAATATCTACATTTGAATATTTCTTTTCAAACTTAGATTTTTCTCTTGCTACCCTTTCTGCCACAATACGATTTACATCTTCTTGTGATAGTAAGTTGTCTTGTTCCTTAGATACCTGTGTATCTGCTACCTGTCTTTCACCTTCTGGTTGAGCTACAGTTTGCTCAGTTTCTTTTACCGCTGTGTTTTCCGCGTCCATAATTACCTCTTTCTAATTGGTTGAGTTATCCCCCTGCTCTATTGCAGTATATCTTTATTTATACATAATGTATAAAAAGCGTCAAAATATGAATGTTATTTCTTCTTTTTGCCGCCGCGTGTTTTCTTTTTCTTTTTACCACCTCTAGTAGCCATCACTGCCCTCCCCTGGCGTTCTGCTTGTTCTTTGGTTGAATAGATTTTGCCCATTGATCCCCAACGATATCCGCCTTTTACTTTTCTAACTGGCATCTTCTATGCCCTCCCAACTTTCATGAACGTGCCAACTAATTTGTTTGTTACGTTCAAGAATCTCTTTGCGTCTTAGACGACATAAATGATACAATTCTAATAAATTTGCTCTAGCTCTTCTGCCAGCTGATCTATTATTCTGACATTCAAACTGTTTAATATTAGTATTGTAATCTACAAGAATTTCCCTAATGCGTTTTTCACTAGGTTCGTCTTCTATAAAATCACGATCAGCAACATACTTACCCAAGGTTACTCTCCTGTTTGTAACAATGCTTCTTTTGCTGTGGTAATATCTGCTTGACTAATTTCAGAATGTTTGTCTAAAATTTGTTGGTCAGTATAACCTTCCATAATCATTTCTTGAATATGTTGTGTTCTGTTTTGTGCAGTTGTTACAGGATGTTCCATTGGTTCTATATCTTCGTATGGCTCTTCTGTAATAATTTCATAGATGCGTTTGTCTATTTCTCTGTTGATTGCTGGATCAGTAATGCCTGCTTCTTTGGCCATTTTTAACATTACCACATCATTTGCTTTGTCTTGTATTGAGAAAGTTCTTGGATATTCAACCATTCCGTCCCATACTTTACCTTGGTATGCACTCCATATACGCCAAATTTGTTCTTCAGCGTGTTCTAAGTTCATTGCAAAATCACTAATTCTAGCATTTAACATTTGGAATTCAGTTTGTAATCCTACACCTGATAAACGTCTACTTTCAATTGAACGTATACCACCAAGTGATGCCATTCTATCAATTGAATCTACTTTGCGTTGAATAGCATTTAAAACGCTTTCAATACTTGCGCCATTAGGCTGTAGTAGGTATGGTTTGTTTCCTGGGTCACTGCCTTGCGGAATTTCAATAATTGAACCTGCACCTGCACTTGCTTGAACACCAACTTCTTTAACCAAACTTGGATGGTTAGTTAATCTAATAATCTGTTCAATTTCTGAATTAAATTCATATAATTCTCTTTGCACATCTGCAATATCACCAATAGCACTTACACCAACACCTCTAATGTTTGATCTTTGTGCGTATATACATACCGCAGGAATTTTACCTAATGCGTTTGGTATTGTTTCATGTAATGACCCTGTTTTATCATTGCCATCAATCAAATAAACATTAACTTCTTCTTTGGTATATTCTCTAATGTATTGTTTGTTTTGAACAACTTCTTCTTTTACTTTTAGATATGTTAATTCATATAGACCATTTGCTTGACGCTCATAAGTCCAATCTAAAACATTGTCTGGAGTAAACATTGAAACATAAGGACGTATGCCTTGATTTAATTCATCTGCTCTTGTGTTAGCATCTGAATTAGGCTTGTCTACAATAATCCAAACATTTCCATAAACCATTGTATGAGCACTCATTTCTCTAATAAATGCTTGGAATGATCTACCATCTAAATCTGCATCTTGCAAGAATGGAGCTAGGCCTTGATCAGTTTCAATTGATCCAAAGTCACGTTTGATTTCTTTTCTAAATAGGAAACTGTTGTAAATGCCAACAACACTTTTAACATGGTTATCTAACGCAATTTGTCTTAGACGTTTTTCATAATCATCTTTTGATTCATAGTAATAAGGCTCTAAGTAACGGCCAGCATAAAAGTCATAGCCACCATTGAAACTATCACCTAAAAAATTCCATCTATTAATATAATACTTGTAAGCATCATGTGATTCTGTTATATAATCAACAGCAAATACGCTGTCACCTTTAATTACTCTATCTCTAATTACGGGCATTAGTTCCATCTCCTTGCGTTGTTATTGTTTCCAGAAAATGCCCATCTTTGTGGTGTAGTATCGCCATGATCTGTTCTTAGCGGATACAAATAATCAACTAGATAGCCAACAGCGTCAGCCATGTGATCATATACTCCGTCTTTTTCCACAATCGAAGTCCCTGGTTTGTATACCATGCGTTCTAAACTGTTAATGACATTTTTGCATTTTGGATCAATAAACATATTCATCTCACCTCTGGTATTTTTTAATTTAGCATTAACAGCATTTACTCTATCTCTAATTGGTGTATGGCTATTTCTAACTAACACATTAAATCCTGCATTTTGTAAAATACTGATATCAGTTTTACCGCCTGCACTTGTTCTGCGTTGTCTACCAGCAGGATCTGGAAAAACATTAATTTTTGTATTTGGATATCTACGTTTTAATTCATCGCAAACATCTTCTGTGCTTGATCCATTTAATAATAGTTCATCAACAAAATAAATTGTGTTATTTTCAATCACAGCAATAGCACTTGCCAAAGCGCCTACGTTAAAATCTTGTCCAACAAATATTTCTCTTGTGTCCTTACCTGTGCATGGTATAACACTATAATCTCTACTAAAGTTATAGTATACCACACCTGAATAAGTGTTAAACGTAGCAAGGTATTCTTGTTGAAATGTTTTTTCATCCATGTCACGTTTTGCGTCTTCTATTTCTTTTTCAGGAACATTGCCGCCATCAAGTGTTGTGTATGTATGAGCACCCCAACCTTCTGTTGTTTGTGCCATTGAAAACATTTCATGTGAAAAACTGCCTACACCTCTGGGTGTGCCCATAAACATGGCCTTACCACCTTTGTCTGATAGTGTAGGTCTTAAAACTTCAGTCCAAGTTCTTTTATCAATGTCTTGGAATTCATCTAAGATAATAAAGTCAAGTCCAACGCCTCTTAGGCTGTCTGGATTGTCTGCACCTTTAAGATGTATAACTGATCCGTTTTTTAAACGCATTTTTAATTCTGCTTCATTGCTTTGTTCAATCCAACGCAATTCTTTTAATTTTGCTTTGAACTGATCCCAAACAATTCCTTTGGCCATTCTATAACTTGGCGCAACATACCAAACTTGTTGATTTGGTTTTGATGCGTGTTTGGCAAGTTCTCTCATACTAACGTGAGTTTTACCAAAACGTCTACCAGTCACAGCTACACGAAAACGGCTGTCGTCTTTAACAATAGTTTCTTGTGCAGGGCTTAATGGCACTATTTGTCCTCCAACAGCAACTCAAAACTTGCATTGACGCCAGTTATAGCACCTGCAAGTGCTCTAATTTCAATGTCACTTTTTTCATTAATTACAATTGGTAAACTATAATTTCTAATAACAGGTGGTCCTGATGTCCCCATTTGATCTTTAACTGTAAGACCATTGCCAAATACGCCTACCATTACTCTAGCTAAAGTTTCTTTTGCTTTTTCTTCACCAAAATTAAAACTCATTAGATATGCACGTTTGCCTGCTGGAACAGTATATACTGCCATTAGTGTTTGTCCTGCTTCTGCTGAAATCCTAGCCGCGGTGATCGCACCAATGTTAAAATCAATATTACCTTGGTTAACTTTTGCTGAACCTGAACTAACAACAATGCATCTAAACAATCTAATATATTGATTTACACTACGTCCTTCAACGCCAGCACTATCTGGATTGTTTAATGTTACAATTTCACTTTGCAAATTATAATCTGCATCAAGTCCTTGTAGTTCTACAGTTTGAGCACCAGTTCCACCAACTACATCTTCAGTGCCATCTGCACACACTACATCAACATAGTCTGCGGCACTTGGATATACATAGTTGCCGTCAACATCCCAAATGGTTTCAAATGATGCACCCACACTTGCTTTGAATCCAAATTTGTTTATACCTGTTAATTTTGGATATATTCCTCTTTTTACACCTACACCGAAAGGTATACTAAAATTATGTTGTAATTGGTCTAAATTTGCCATATATTAATCCTCCCAAGGCAACGGTGTGCTGTTTGATGTATCTTCTGGAGAATCTTTCATTCCAAGATATTGCTTTGATAAAAAGATTTGAACTCGTGTGTCACCGTTTACCGCTTTTTCCCACATGGCTCTTCTTAAACTTTTTTTACCTGCTTGTTTGCCCTTTTCAATTAAAGGACCAAATTTCTTTTTCAACGTGCCAAGACCAATTCCAACTACTTCAGCAATTTCTTCTGGAGTGCATTGAATACAAGCAAGTTTATAAACTAAGTCTCTGTCTATAGTCTTATGTTTGACATTTGTTGTTTTATTTTCTTCCATTATGCTTGTCTCTCTACGACTTTGATTCTAAAATTTCTAGAATCTCTTAGGCCATTTGTTGTAATAATTTTATATTCTACATTATAGATATTGCCTGCTGTGCCTGCTGAGATGTTTGCTGTTACTAGTGTTGTTGTGTTTGTTGAACTGTCTATTGCTAAAGGTGTGCTATCGCCTGAAATAGTTTCTGCGGTAACAGTAATAGAAGCAATAGTATCGCCACTTGGCAACCATTGTTGAAAATCCAATGTGTAATCCAAAATAGCATAAGGGTCTTTTTCAATGTATACCCCAACTCTGTCTTCTTTAAATCCTGTTAAATTTGGCATTATCCTATTTCCTTATATCCAAAGGAGTTGCATAAACATCAGTCAACGCAAGAGTTTGGACTTTTAAATTTCTTGTTTCGCTTTTTATTACAAAATTACGAATTTCGTTTTCAATAGTATTTACACGATTCTCAGAATTTACGTCAAATTTGCGAGTTTCTTGCACGATTTGAAGTAATCTAGTCTCTGATGGAACAGTATAAACTCTATAAGGATCAATTGTGTAGATTGATAATGTGCCAAGTGTTGTTGCAAATGCTGTTAGATCTGCTTGTCCGCTAAACAATACACCACCATTAGCTGTTTGTGTTGTTGTTGCTGTTAGGTTTGCGTCACCATTAACTTGAACTGTGCCTGTTGCTGTTAGTGTTCCAAGACTTGCAATAATTGCTGAACCATCAATGGTTGCTGTTGCTGTTAGTGTTGCAACACTATCTATTTGACTAGAACTAGTTCTTACTCTAACACCATCTACAGTCATTGATCCAAGACTTGCAGTAATTGCCACACCTTGTTTGGTAGTGCCTCCTGACGCTGTTAGTGTTGCTGAACTTAACAGATTGCTTGAACCTGTCATTACAACTTGTGAGTCTGCTGTTAATACAAATGCACTTGAAAGACTAGCGCCATCTGTGCGTATTGCTCCTGCTACTTGGACCGTTGAAGCAAGTGCTGATAGGTCTGCTGTAGTTGTTACAATTTTGTTAGATGTTGCTGTTAGTGTGCCTAATGAAGCAAGAATCCCTGTTGATCCTATTGTAGCATTGGCAGTTGCTGATAGTGTAAAGTTACTTGATAAGGTTGCTGTGCCGCCTTTGATTTTTTGTGCTTCAACATAAAAACTATCCCATAGGGGTTGTCTTGGTTGTTGCCAAGTGCCTGCATTGTTCCATACTGTTCCACCAACATTACTATCTATTGATGCAGAACCTGTTTTGGTTGTGCCACCTGATGCTGTTAGTGTAGAGTCACTTGATAAGCCTAAACTGCCTGTTTGTATTCTAGTTGCTGTTGCTGTTAGTGTTGCAGAACTTGTTAGATCTGCGGCGCCAAATGTTACATTTAGTGCAGATGCTGAAACCGTAGCTGTAGCAGTAAGCGAAGCTTCACCAAGGGTAATGCCGCTTACATAGCCTGAAACTACATATTCATCGTTTGCTGTTCCTACATAATCTGTAGCAACAAAATCGTCAGCAATATAGCTGGCGGTTTCAACATACTGAGTCACTAAGAAACCCTCCTAATGACAATATTACGCTAATGTAATAGTCAGTGATCCCGCTGTGATTTGAAAAGTGTCACCACTTTCAATAGTTTTTGCAGAAGTTAAATCTCCGTAAAAAATTACGTTTCCTGCACCTGCTGTTGCACCATCCATAATTGCCACATGACTTACTGTGCCAAAGTCTGCTGTTGCTGTTGGAAATGTTACTGTGCCACTAGTTGCAACACTACCGTCAGTGATTGTTCCAAATGCTACTGTTTGTCTAGCATATGCTGTGCCTGAAGTTGAAACTTCATCTGTTAATACACCTTCTTCTAGGTTAGCCGCTGTATTTGCCGCTTGTCCTGCTGAATCTGCAGATCCTACAAATAATGCAAGATAAACTGTTGCTGGTGCTGTTGTTGTTAGACTGTTAGCTTTTAACCAAAAGTCAAGTGTTCTATTCTCTGTATAGGTGCTCGCGTCACTCATTGTTGTCTCCTTATAAGGTTTTTATTGCGTTTGTTATAACAGTATTATTTATTGTATTTGCAATTTTACAATGTTATAGGATAATATTAAGCTATTTTTGTGATAACAATATACACATTATTGATAGGTGAATACCAACCTAATTTTGCTGGAATACCTAAGTTGGTGCCTGTGTCTTTGTAATTCCAACTTGCGGTAGTTCCATTACCACCTGTAATATCACCTGATAGTGCAGGTGACCCTGCAAGTATTTGAAAACCTAAGAAATCTCTTGCACTTTGAACATCTGTGGCATCAGCACCAAAATTATTTGCAGTTTGATTTGCACTATTAAAGATTTGAATATCTTTTGTGCCAGCAAGAGTAAAAGGAAAAACAGTATCAGTAGTCCAATTATCAAATGTTAATCCAATATTGTCAGTTGTGCTTGAACTAATTTCAACTCCATCT